ATTCTTTCGAAGCCATTTGCGACCAAATGCGACCAGCTAGCTAATTTCCTACTACATTCCACCTATCGTGCGCCACAGTTGCTAATGCGCTTTTCTTTCGCTGTGCATAGGTTTCGATAGAAATTCGTGACGTATTGCCGAGCAGCTGTCCGGCTATGCCATAATCACCGTTGGTCGAGTCAAAGATTTGTCTGGTCCATCCATGGCGTAAGACATGCGTGGCCTTGTATGGCAGACCAGCCCTCTCGAACGCCTTATTATATCTGTCATAGACGGTATGGTATCTAAAAAAATCTCCAGTGCTAGTGGGAAAAACCAGGCCGCTTTTACCTCCATCTCCATGCAATCTCTTCAAGACGTTGAATGTAGGAGGAAACATTGGCAACTCCTTTATCCCGCCACACGAATCCGAATTCTTAAATCCAGGTTCGACTTTGGGAATAGCACCTTTCTCGACCGTATAAACAGCGTGCTGACTAATCATCAATTTCGATTCTTTCGGATTTGACCAGTTAAAAACGACATTAGACCAATCCAGCGCAGCAATTTCCGAAATCCTCAAAGCCTGATAATACTGGCACGTCGCCAAGTCAGAAAGAACAACCCCGTCAGTCAATGTCACAAGTTGAGACAGAAAGAGTTGGAATTCTGTTTCCGTGAGATCTTTTTGTCTTGGTGGACGCGAAATATTCAATTTTGCATCTTTCCAATGACGTTTCTTAATCGGAAAGCGGAATGTCGCATCCTCCTCGTAATACTCCGCGTAATACTCCAAAATGATGCTGAGCACGACAAGTTCATTCTTGAAGCTATTCCGTGTCTTGGCTTGAGTAGAGTTCACCAAGTTCAATTTTCTGTCAGCAAGCCATGCATCAATATCTTTCGGAGAGATTGTATTGATCGGGTAATCACGAAACATCTGAAGATGTCGATTGACCAGATTCTCATACGCCACCCAACTGGATTTTCGCAAACTGGAAAATTTGCGCTTTTTCCACTCCAGAAAAATTTCCTGAAAAGTTGGAGCATCACTTTTTTTGACTAAAGACTCGAATGATTGAACTTCACCAGCGTCCAAGCTGATGAATGACTGCCAATTACGGGCAGACTCCAAGCTTTCAAAGTATTCAGTCTTCCTAAATTTCTTGCCCCTGCTATCAATCTCATATCGGCGAGCAAGATATAATTTACCTCTCGCGGGTAGCCTATATTCCTTCTTATCTTCATCCCAGATAAGGATTTTTCGAACATTTGGGGCTCCTGGAACGGGAGGATATACGCGATTTTTGCCCTGATAAACTTTAGGATTGAACTTTTTCATTGAATGAATCTCCGTTGAAGCCATTCTTCAACTTCGATCACTCGAAATCTCACTGCTCTACCTCGCCGCCTATACGGCAGTCCTTCCTTCATGTACTTATTCACAAAGCTAAGTGACATACCGAGGTGCGAAGCCAGCAATTTTTTCGTTATCCAATTGTCAAAGATCTTCTCCGCGTGGCTGACCGCCGCAGAGTCTTCTGAACCTAGTCCTTTCTTTTTAACAATGGATACCATTAACGTCGATTTCTTTTTGACTATCATGAAAGACTAATCCTTTATGTGTTCATGGTGACCACCTGACAGTACTGCGGCGGAATCAGCAGATGCCGCAGACTGCCCTTCAACGCTGATTTAGTTCTGATGATTCTTTAAACTTCAGTTTCGAGTCAGAGTCTGGTTCTACGGAACACTCCGCATTGCTACAGAAACCTGATCCGTCAATTATATGTTCCACAGATTTGATCACCCATTCCCCATCAATGCCTGCCCCGAGGCCTCGAACATCGATTCTCCGCTCTGCTACCAGCTGCACATTGCCAGGAACCGTAAGTGTTAAGATCTTCCCTTTGCGCACGGCCTCACGGAACTTTGCCTCGGCCGCTTTACGCGCGCCCGCTTCCGTGATCTTGTTGTATTCAAGCTCAAGAACCACGCCGTCCCTGCCATACATGACATAGCGCTTTTCGCCAGCTTCATTGTCGTACCAGTAGGCTCGGACTCCGGTGTAGCGCTGGGTTTGATCGCCTGAATATTCAAACCGGATCGGCTTTTCGATGCGGATGACCGGGATGGTGCCGTCCGGGTCTGCCCCGCTTTTGTCAGCAGGAGTCAGCATCAGATAGCGACCGCTGACTTTGACCGTGAGATCATGACGCCGCCCAAGCCGGCAAAGGAAAGCCAAATCGGACTCGGTCTGATCCTCGTGCTCAATTATGATCGACTTCAGCTCATCGAAAACCGCAGGTTTGAGCTGGTTCCGCCGTGCGATCTCCTCTGCTATGGCACCAAGTGTGGTCCCGTCCCAGGACTGCTCCCGCTGGCTCTTAAGGGATGAGCTCTGCTCCATGGCTGTGGCGTCAATCTTGAGGACCCGCTTTCCATCCATGGCAACACCGAGATGCTTTGTGGCAAAGCGCCCGACACTGGTCAGGACGTTGTCATAGCCAAGGGCCACGGAAAACTCCTGGCCGGCCTTTGGCCACTCAATGCCGTCGTCGATCAGCTCCAGGCTCATTCCATCGGATTTCCAGGAGGCCTCATCCTTGACTGTCAGCCTTATTAGCCGCGAGCGGATTGCCTCGGTTAAATCCTTGCCATTGGTCTCGATACGGTAGTTTGGAATCATTCAAATAGCCTTATGCTTTGGGTCACTGTGGTTGGACGTTTAAGATCGGGAAGGGCAATGAAGGCCGGTTTTGGGAGAGGTTTCACTGTTCCAAGGTCATCGATAAGATGAAGCCTCTCCCAGTTGGCTCTTAGCACCGCCTCAAGAGCACCGGGAAGATCCCCATAGTATTTCCAGCAGATGTGGTCGATTGCATCTCCATCCCGCAGCTGCCATTCAGCCATAAAACTCAAGCTCCAGGCTAAATTCAATGCGTCGTGGAATACCGTCGCCATAAAAAATGGAGCGTGTTTCCTTGATTTTCTGAATGATCCAAAGGCCGAGATTCTGACCAATTTCCGTGTCGGCATAGATCAGCCGCTGGGGCTTTCCCATGGCGGCCATGTCCCGAAGCCTTTTCAGATGATCAATCCGTCCTGAAAATTCAGGATGCAGAACACCCGCAATTGTCAGTCTATCCTCGGATGGTCCTGTGGTTTTTCCCATGGCCCCGATGTATTGGTGAATGGGCAGAGCGCCGATGGGCTCCTGTGTCGCCCACCTATAGCCCGTTTCGCGTTCGACCTTCTCCGGAGACAGCGTCAGAAGCTCGAAACTGAAATCCCCGAGACGCGCAAAGACCTCTTTTTTAAAGAGCGGAATCGGATCAAATGCCATCTTTCAGCTCACCACAACTGGATCAAGAAATGAAAAGGACGGAACGTTTCGGAAGGCCGACTGAATCTCACTTTTAATCCTGCTGGCCACCTGCGCGGGTGCTGCCGATCCGGCCTCCACATGAATCGTAGCGTTGACCGTGATCACGTTGCGTTGAGTGACCCTTGTGGCGGCCGCCGCCTTCTCAATCGCCTGGGATGGTGTCGCCACATACTTGAATCCTTGGAAATCAGACATGCCTTGAAGGGCGCTTTTCCCGGCAGTGGCGGCATCCGAGAGAAAGCCTTTGATATCGGATCCGGCATTCTCCATCCATGGGAAAATCCCGGCGATATAAGGCCGGATCCGGGCGTGGATCCCCTTGAAAAATTCCAGGAAACGCTCCCACTTTTCCTTCACCCATACCAGAGGATCCATGCTGATCTTTTCCAGAATCCAGCCCCAGGCGGCGCCGGCAGCATTGACCATGGACGTCCAAATATTCTGAAACCAGGCTTTCAAACCTGACCAGGTCCTTTTCAGTTTTGGTCCGATCTCATCCCAGTTCCGCCAAAGATAAATCCCGGCTGCCGCAACCGCTGCGACTGCCGCGGCCACAGCCCATCCTGCAGGTCCCATGGCAAGAAGGGCGGCGCCGGCCGCACGGGCGGCGTTCATGATCATGCCGAGCGATGAGCGGGCAAGGGAACCCGATTTGACGAGCCCTTCCACAAGAAAATTTTTTCCAATGCCAAGGCCGGTCTTAAGCCATCCGGCGGCCGCGCGTCCCCGTGTTTCAGGACCAAGGAGACCACTGGCCCACTTTCCCATGCGCCAAAGGTCAACGAAACCTGATAGTGCAAATTTCGCTGCGGCCATGGCGGCGCTGAATGCGAAGAGGGATCCGACACCAAGCATGATGTTTTTGGCCATGGTTTGGTTCTCCTTCAGCCATTTGCCAAGCCCATCGATAATGGGCTGAATCGAGACCAGAAGGTCCTTGAGCACGGGGATCAGGGAATTTCCGAGGGAAATTTTGATGTCGTCCCAGGCGCTTTCCATTTTCTTGAGATCACTGATCGTCGATTCGCTGAGTCCTTTTTTGGCTTTTTCCATGTTGAGGGTTTCGTCGAGACCCTTGAGCAGCTCGTGGGCATTCCTCCCACTCTTTTGAAATTCAGTGAAAAGTTCAGCCACTCCACTTCGCGTGCGCGAGAAAAATATTTCAACAAGTCTGAGCTGCTCGGACACGGGCAGCATCTGAATGCGCGATTTGATCTCGGACGTGATTTCCTCGTTGCTCTTTGTTCCCCCAAGGGGCTTGGTGCGACTGATCTGAAGGCTATTAAGAGCGGCATCAACCTTTTTGCCCGTGCCGACAAACTCATCGGGCCTCATGTCTTCGAGTTTGGGTGTCAGCCCCAGCTCGCTGAAAATCCCCTCTATCTTTCGCTCAAATGCCTTGCCCTTGAGTCCTTTGAGGGACTCAGCGAAAGCCAGAGCCATCCCGCCTCCGCTCATGACCTTGGTCAGTTTGACGCCAAGGCTATCCGCAGCCTTTTGAAGATCCGCGTCCGGCATGGAAAGAAGCCGTTTGGCCATGAGATTGAAGGGGCCGGCAAGCTTCAGCGTTTTTTCCATGAAACGGAGCGCACCGCTGTCGACGGAGGCCAAAAGATTGGAGGCGGCCGGCGCATGCTCCTCGCCGCCAAGGGCCTTGGAGACAGCGGCACGCTTTGCGCTGCCGGCCCCCTTGATCCTCAGATTGATATCCGAAAGCACATCCATCCAGTTCCGAACATTATTGCCCTTATCCACGGTGCTGATATCCATGGCATCAAGAATTTTCTTCAGTTCCTTTGGAGGCTTGGACATGCGAAGAAATATGGCCCGCATGCTCGTTCCCGCCATGGATCCCTTGATGCCAGTGTTATGAAGAATCGATGATGCGGCAAGTGTCTGCTCCAGCGACGAGCCAACATCGACGGCTGGAGCGGCCGCGTATTTCAGCATTTCCCCAAGTGATTCAAGGCTGGAAGCGGAAGAGGAATAGGCGGCTGTCAGGGCATCACCAACCCTGGCCATCTCCGAGACGTCAATCCGAAAGCCCTGCAGCACCTCGCTTGTTATTTCGGCCGTGCGGGCGAGTGACGTCATCGAACTTTCAGAAAGAGCCAGCATGCTCGGCATGATCGCGATCATATCATTTGTGCGATAGCCCGCAGTAGCCAGCTCGTTATAGGCTTCCGCCACCTCCTTTGCCGAGAAAATGGTCTCCGAGCCAAGCCTTCTCGCTTCATCCTTGAGACGCCTGTACTCCTCGGAGTTTGCACCCGACATGGCCTTTACCCGGACCATGGCTTTTTCAAACTCAAGGGCATGCCTGAGTGGAGTGGTGAATAAATAGCCACTGCCAAGGGTGAAATAAAGATGGCTCATGGCCTGGGATCTTAGATCCTGGGAGCGGTCCCGAAGCCGGTTCATCTCCTCCTGCCGTCGGGCAAGATACTGCTGCCGTTCAATCGCCTGGTTGTGCCGCCTCTGAGCTTCGGTCAGATCATCGACACGATGCCCCTGCTTTCGGAGTGATGCCGCATGGCGCTCGGAGGCTCCGGTTGCACGTTCAATCTGGTGCTCAGTTGCAGCCACTGAAGCCGCGTATTCCCGCTCCCTCCTTTCAAGATCCTTCAGACTTGCGCCGGCCTGGGTCGCCGCCTTCGCATGCCGGCGATGCTCCTCAGTGGCATCCTTCTCCTCCATTTTGGCATTTTTTAAAGCCTCCCTGGATCTTTTGACCGCTTCTTCAAAAACCTTGAGATTTTTAGTCTGCTCAGCGGTAGCGGATCCTGAAGCCTTGATAGCAGCACGCTCGCGATCCAGCTCCTCCTTGTGTTTTGCATGGGCTTCGGCCGCGGCCTTGACTCCCCTCCGGGCCGCATCAATTCTCTGATCCAGCTCCGCATAGGCGAGACGCTGCTGCTCAAGCCTTGCCTGAACATCAGAAAGAACCTTTTTCTGGGCCTCCAGTTTCTCGGTCAGCCCGGCGATGTCATCCCTTGTCCGCTGGAGCCCGCGCATCTCGGATGCGGTGCGTTTCATCTCCTTTAGCGCACCGTTCACCCCGCGCAGCCTTTCATCAGCCGTTTGAAAAGTGCTTTTGAACGCGCTGTCTAATGCTGCACGGATCAATACACTGACCTGTCTCGACATTTACCGCCACCTCTCCATCATTCGGATCCTCTTTCGAATCATCCAGTGCTCCGAGCCATTCCTCAAATTCGTCCATGGTCATCTCCAGGCATTCGCCGGCTGTGAAGCCATAGCGTTCCCGCATGATAGCCACGGCCCGCATGATCATGCGGATGGCGCGGGCCGGCTCGGCTTTTTTGCGGGTTCCGCCTCGTCACCTTTATTGCGGCTTAGAAGGCCATTGATATGAGTTTTGATGACATCCACATCATCCATGGCCAGCTCACCGATCGCATCAGATGGGAGATCCTCGCAGAAGGCCTCAATCATGAGTTTGTCACTTTCAAAGCTCACCTCCAGCAGGCGAAACACATCAGGGTCCGCCGTGGCTTCATCAAAACATGAGATATCCACCTTAAGAGCGGCGCTTTTTTCCGTCGTAAGCTGTGCGGCGCGCATGGATGCGATCTGATGCCGGAGCTTCAGAGCGTCTGGCAGGCTGATAGCGGTATAGGTCTCTCCATTGTGTTCGAATGGATGAATGAGTTTATGGAACATTCGAAATTCTCCTGTCTTAAAATCATATCCGTAGCATTAACCAAGTTTCAGGTTCTTTCGTGCCGACTCAAAGTGATCAAGAGGTCCGTGTTTGACGACACCGTTTTGTGCATCGACTGTAAAGATAGGAATGTTGTCGCGCGTCACGAGAAGCGACATAAGATTCATCTCCAGCGTCTGTGTGCCCGCCTTGAGATCACCATTTTTTGCCGATCCTGGATCGATCTTGAGAATGCTCCCGCGCATCGCATAGATTAGCTCCGATGTCGCGCCGAGTGCATTCTGCATGTGCCCGTAAACAACGGCATCAACAAGCCCTGCGGTCGGAGCGCCGGCGAGAACAAAACCTTCAAAGGTCTGCTCGGACATTTTGAAAGTCACGTCCATCGCTTCGAGCACGGTCGGCATCTTGATCGGCATCGCCATGCCGGCGTTCAAAATCTCCTCGGTTTTGTAGGCAATTTTTGGAAAAGTAACCTCCTCCGCGACGCCCGCATAATCCGTTGGCCCGAGGATCAAATTGAAATTCTTGAGATACAAAGGAAACTTAACGGACATTTCCACTCCTCATTTGCAGCAGGTGGCAACAGCAGTACCCTTGACCAGAGGACTGGCTCCCGATTTCCAGATCCATTCACAGGCGTAGGTAAGCTCTTCAATGATGGGAGCCGACGTCTGAAGCTGCACTCCAGTCCCCCCAGTTATATGGCAGCCGCCACCGATGAGAATCTCGCCGCTCTCGCAGGAAGCGGAAACCTCTGCCATCTGGAAAATGGAAACCTCAGCAGAAACGCTTCTGCAGCTTCCAACAGTCCCCTTTGGCCCCTGAGGACCGGCAGGACCTGTATTGCCCTTTGGTCCCGTAAGCCCCATGGGACCTCTTTCACCCTGCGCCCCCCTCAGAAGTGCGATCGGAATCCAGGTGCCGCCCGCACAATTGATCCTTTGCGCTTGATCGTCATACCAGCAGCCTTCACCAGGTTTTCCCGGATCACCTTTGTCACCTTTCAGTCCTGCGGGCCCGGAGTCACCTTTCGGGCCTTTGAGGTTTGCGATCTCAATCCAGGTTTCCCCGCAGTTGATCCTTTGATTCACATTGTCATACCAGCAGCCTTCGCCTGACTTTCCGGGATCACCCATGGGGCCGGCTGGTCCCATGGCACCTTCTGGACCACGATCGCCACGGAGACCAGGAGGACCCGCTTCGCCTTTTTCGCCAGGAGGGCCTTGAGTGCCGCGATCACCCTTGTCACCTTTGGGGCCGGCTGGTCCCACGGAACCATCAAAGCCAGACTCACCATGAGGCCCCTGAGGTCCCGCTTCACCCTTATCCCCTTTTGGACCCGGGACGCCGGGATCGCCTTTGTCACCCTTGGGACCAGCAAGTCCCGTGGGAGGTCCTACCCATTTTCCTGTGGCATCAATCACCGGATTTTTGCCGACATGGAGTGAGCGGACATTCACGTCAACAGGCATGTTCACATTGCCCGTCGCCCCGGAAACAATCACTGATGCAGGGCAATTCACCTTGTCTTTGCATTCTCCAAACGGAGCCGTCTTGTGGATCCGAAGGGTAAGATCCGCTCCCTTGCTGTTGGTGCCGATATTGTCGATAAGATAGGTGTTCTCGAATGTTGGGCTGTCGTTGTCGGAAAACAGCGGCGCGGTTTGCTGCGCGAAGGCGGCAAAACCTAGAAAGAAAATGGCTGCGAATAAAATCAGACGAAATGAATTCATTGGACTCCTTCCCCAAAATTTTCGTAATACTTGTTAGTGTTGAATCCTTCAAAGTGAAGCGTCTCGGCCACGGCAGTTGGAGTGAAGCTGTACTTCCAGTAGACATCGCCGCGGGCCAGAGCCTCGGCTGTATTGCGCTCCCTATCGCCCTTGCACTCGCCGCCGACGATGGCCCCCTCGCGGATCAGATCCGAAAAGAAGTTATTTACCTTTCTTTCAACCGCTCCTATGAAATCGCGATTGATTCCCGCCGCCACGGCCCAGCGGGTTGAGGCGGCAATGGCCTCCTCGATGGCATCGGCAATGCGGACCTTTTGTATCTGGCTGGTCTTGGAATCCCCCGGGCTTCCTGTGCCTTTGGCGCCCCAGACCCTGAAGCCTCCATCCTCGCGGATAAGGGTTGCAACCTGCATCGCGTTGTACTGCTGGGCTGTGGATTCCGGATCATCCATCTCAAAGGAAATCCCCACATTCGTCCCGAGAATTCCATAAAGCGGCTGATTCGATGGCGACTGCCAGAAGTTGATCCTGGCAAAAACCCCAGCCACATGGGAACTGGCCGGGACTGTAGTGATTTTGTCACCAGCCGAGATCTTGACCTTTGGCGAGACGATATAGAGGCGGGCGTTGCCATTGAGGTCACGGAACTTTTTCAGCTCCTTTTCATCCTCCGGGCCATCAACAATCGCAATGGCCTTAAGCCGCCGCGCAGCGGATAGGAGGTTTGTCACAATTGGATTTGCGGTATCAGCCATGGATCAAGTCCCCCGGGGTCTGTTTCGATTGTTTTCCGGCGTCGGGTCTGGTGCAGGGCTGGGTGTCGGTGCCGGATTCACCGTATTCTGCGTGACTTCGCTGCCAAACCCGGGTGCAATCAGAATCTTTGGTTTGTAGCCCGTCACTGATTTCGCCATCGGCAAAGCATCGATGGCTTTTAAAATGTCCGCCTGGGAATTGGATGCGGACTTCACAAGGACTACGCGCGCGAGACCCTGCTCCAGAACCCCAATCACGGACTCGTAAAGCGTTCCCTTGTCGCCCGTTGCCCCTGCCGGATAAATGGCATCAAGAGCGGTCTTTTCCCCGAGGAACGCCGCAGGAAAATTGACCGTCAGCTCCCTGCTCGCTGGCGCCGTTCCCACAATTCCGACAACGCTGGTCGATGGTGAACGGATCTCCTGGGCTTCGCCTGTCGCCTGGCTGATGATGATTCCATGCACATAGAGTGCGTCACTCATATTTGACCTCGAATAATCCATGAAAGATTCGTTTAAGTTTGCCGCGGGCCTGCACGGACACCGAAAGTGCAGCCTGGATTGCGCTGATTTCCCGTTCGGATGGAATGCGCCCGGGATCGACTTCATATTCAAAGTGGGAAAGCGGAATGAACCTGATGCTCCCAAATCCGACCCAGCGCATGGCCGTCCGGATCGCAAAGAGAGTTCCATGAAGCCGCATGAATTCCTGGATCTCCTCATCGAGCCTTTTGGGATCGACGGCGTATGGCAAAAGCAGCTCCAGGCTGTATTCCCAGAGGATGGCTTCCCTGATCTCCGGGTCCGCGCGAAGCCGGATGTTCTCGATAGGTCCCGGATCGAACGCCGGATATAGCTTTCGGAAAACTGGCTCAATCATGCTGTCTCCACCGTAAGATCAAGTGTGGAGATCACCGCATAGCGCTCTGCCTGAACGGGAATATTGCTTACAGGGGAACGCAGAACCACAGACCGAACGCCCGTCTGGTGCAGCTCTTTGATGATCCAGCTTACGGTCGGAACCCAGCCAAGACGCTTTTCAGATTCAAACTTTTCACGAAAGTTTTTCTCAATCATAGCTTTATAATCCTGGCCAAATCCTGGCATGAGGGAAATTGTCGCAGCGATCGGAAAGGGCGTTGTAAGCGCTGCGCGGAATGTCACCGAATCCAGCGCAGGTTTGACCGCCTCCTGTTTGAAGGCTTCCGTCAAAGCGGAAACCACAGCAGATTTGAGATCAACCGACTCACTGCTCACGAGCACATGAACGAGAATGGCTCCTCCGGAGACCTGAACATAGGCATCCTTCACCGAGGCCGAACGCGCCTCCCGCCCAGAGCCAATGGTAGCTTCGCCGTAAAGAAATGAAAGCGCCTTATACATGGCCACAGTTCCCGCAGGCGAGGCGAGATACCTTGTGCCGCGCATCCGAGCCCGGAAGGCTTCGCAATCCTCCCCTGGACGAAGCCTGCCCTTGAAGATGAATTCAAGGTCATTTGAAAGCTTAATGAGCTGCGCGTATGCCGCGGCATTGGTTTTTTCGGTAATGATGACCCGAAGCAGGGTGATCTCGACCAGCAGATGGTACGCGGGATCCGCAGGGGTGGGCCTTGCAAAGCCGGGGATTTTCTCCCTCGCCAGAGCCGTAAAGCGTTCGAGGTTTTCCTCAAGCAGCCTTTGAAAGTCAGGCGTTTCGATAATTTTGGGCAGTTCCATGGTTACACTTCCACTTCAATATTGTTTGTCTCAAGCTCAAGTGAGACTCTGATTCGTTCGCCGTTTTCCTGGCCGATCACCGTCCTGAGCCTTGCCCCGGGAATCGTGGCCTCGATGCTGTCGGAAAGGTCAGCCGTCAGATCCAGGACCGAGCCGGCTGTGATCTGGCGGCCGAGATACTTCAGATGATTGACCCCGTACCAGCGGAGCATCGGCCGTGAGCCCTTTTGAATTCTGATGGCTCGCCTGACAGCCTGCTGGATCCAGGCCTCGCCACTGATGAGCTTTCCCGTGCGTTCGTCCATTCCCATCATGTGATTTTTCCATCCTTGATCGGTCCGCCATTGGGCGTCGTGCCTGTGATGATGGCGTTTTCCATGATGTGCTGAATAATGATCCCAGCGACCTTTTCCCAGGCCTTGTCCGCATCGCCATCTGTGGATTTGGCCGCAGACTTGAGCGCGACTGCGAGGCTTTGTTCAGAACCCTGAAGTGGCACTTCATCCTCCAAAGGAATCTATTGATTGAATAAGGGTCGGCAGCTCTGAGGCTCCAGGAAGGAGCGGTTGAGGCCCCATCATGGTGGAGGTCTTCGACTTCAGAATGGATTTAAGGGCGTCGGAGATTGTCTTCATCAGCCCCACCTTTGCCCTGCTTAAAACCTCGAATTTGTCCGTCCAAAATTCCATCCGCGAGCCTTTCACAATCACATTGAGATCTCCCTGCCGCTCGATCGTGAGCGTGTGGGCGGCATGGTCATAGGAAAGCTCAAGACCGTCCGGATATTTCCTGAGCGTGAGGTTTGATTTCCTGGCTGGAGCCGGATGAGCTGAAGAATAGAGCCCGGTCATCACAAAGCCTCCGGCCAGCTCACCTCCCGGGGCAATGACGAGACACTGCTCATCGGGTTCAGGCGGATCCCAGTCGATCGTGTTTCCCGCGCGGCGCGCAAAATAGGGAAGCCAGGTCGTAAAAAGATTCTCACCAAGCTTTACCCTGACTCTGGCCAGCTCGTGATTTACGGCCATGATCTTTCCCGGCTTCAAAAGATTATCCATGCGCCGCACAAGGTCCTGGACCGCCACCTCGTTATCCATCGGCCTTCTCCCCGTTGATCGTGGGCATAAGCGCAGGGTTTATGGCCTGGGCTTTCTGCGAAGGCCAGGCCCTTTCATAGTCAATTCGGGGCGACATCGTGAGCACCGCCACGCGCTGACTGCCCGCCATGTCATGCGAAAATTCCACATTCATAAAAAGAAGCTTCAGGGCCTTCCGTGCCAGAGCTTCACTCGACTCGATCGCATGTTCAATCCGGGTACGAAGATCAGAAAGTTCCTGCTCGGCATCGGATTTGACAATAAATCCGGCCTCGATTTGGGCCATGACCTGTCGCCTCTCAAGGCCATTGCCTTCCTCGATCAGCCGGTCCCTGTGAAAGAACATATTCACGCAAGGCAGATCCGCTTCGGATATCCTTTGCACGCGAGCGGAAAAACGTTTCCAATCAGGAAGCACTTCCCCCAGAGCACGTTCAATTTCGGTTCGAATCGCGATCAACATTCAAAACGTTCTTTCAACGCTGCATCCGTCCAGAGGGTGAAGATCAATTTCCACGAGCCCTGCGCCGGACAATTTTTTCGGTTTGAGCGAATAAAGCTGACCGCTTTTGAGGCGTTTGATAACATCGCCGTTCTCCATCTGCCCGGCATCCTCATCCAGAACCAGAATCCGGATCACCCGGGTTAGACGGCCGGGTTCATAGCCCTCGGCCTTTTCATCAAATTCAGTAAATACTGCCTGGAACTCATGGCCCTGGTGCTCGAACGGTTCAGACAGTTCAGGAATCGGCATGCTGCTGGCCGCCCTCAGTCCCGGTATCAATTCCAATCAGCGGTACCCCACTCATCGAGAAGATGGGAACCTGGATGATTTTTGCTCCATACGCCTTGGGCTTGAAACGATCGGCAAGTTCCTTCACGTCGTCCAGAAGGTCGACAAATCGCTGACTGTAGCGATCGGATGGATGAAGATCAGAAATGAAGGATTTCAAGTTGCCCTGGACGAGGCTGATCCGCTTGTGCTGAAGCCTTGCGTGATTTTCCATCTCGCTCATCTCGGCGATGGTTTTGGCACCTGACACCCACTCCTGCTCCACATAACCATCCGCCGTGGCCTTGATCTGGAGGTAGCCGTATTTGTGCTTGTACTCCCTGCGGGAGATGGGAAGAACATTGGAACTTCCGTCCTGGATTCGCTCCTGGAGGCTCCGGATAATCTCAGCCCGGCGATTGAATTCGGTGATGAACTCAGCCTGGATGCGGCCTGCTTTTTGACCCGTGAAGCCGAACACGATGGCCCAAAAGCCATCCTTGGTGAGTTCATACATCCGGTTCAGCTTGCCGGTCTCGTCCTTGTATTCACTGGCGTAAAAATTTACTTTAGCAAATTCTTTCGGATAGTTAGCAATCTTCTTGCGGATGACCTTAAGGACGTTGTAGTGAGGCTTGTCAAATTCCTTGGCCAAAATGAGCGAGTTGGTGACAGGCTCATTGCCATTGCCGAGATATACGCGTTCGGTCTGTCTGGTCGTAAGTTCAGTCATGAGGATCCTCCTCGAATGGTGGCTTCAAATTCCGATGTTCAGGCGACAGTTACGAGCGCGGCTGTGTTGGGATCGTAGGTTACGAAGAGCGGTGCCGACTGAAGCAGGACGATCCTCTGGCTTGGATCCTCAATTTCCCAGCTTTTGACAAAGACCCGCTGGGCCACCAGTCTGGCTTTCAGATCCCGGATGGCCCCGTAGTGCCGAACGCCCTGGATATTGTCACAGGTGAAAAGCACTTCCTTTGGGGCAATGTCGTAATTCTTCTGATCGGTCTTGCCTTCATGGACCCAAATCTCGGTATTGCCAAAATTTCCGCGATAAAGGAGGTTTTCAAAGGATGAGTCCTGGGGCGTGAGCTTGAGGCCAATATCGGCAACAAGGCGCATGTAATCGGGCAGGAGCTTTTGAACCTCCTTGTTCGCACGGAACATATCAAAGGCATCGATGCCCATGATCACCTTGCGCGGTCGCGACTGGTTCAGGTTCTTGGAAGCCATCTCACGCTGGATGCCTTCAAAGAAAGCGGTCATGGCAAAATCGGGATTCGACCAGCCCTTGTCACCGGCGAGCTTTTTGGAAAGGCCCGGATCCCTTTTGAAGTCGATAACCGCGTCAAACCCTTCGCCCTTGATGGTGAGCTTTCCGGTTTTTACCACCTCAAGAGCCATCAGCTCCTCGCGCACGCGCAGGCGCTCATAGAGCCGGGTTGTCTTTTGAATCAGCCTCAGCTCCGCACGTTGCATCGGGGTGTACTCGCCTCCGAAATCCTCGCCGGGAAGACGGTCGTTTCCATCCTCGGATGTAATACCGGTCTTTTCCTTGATGTAGGCCGGCTTATAGGATTTGGTCGAGTAACCTTCATCCCTGAACATCGGCGCTTCGACCAGCGGATGCACAAAGGGAGCCGCCCCGATCCGATTGTCCTGGTTTTCATCGAAGTAGATCTCCTCCTTGTCAGACTGAACTTCAACAGGGAAGAAGCGGTCGCGGAAGTATCGGGTCTTTGGCGAGAGCCGTGTGATAAGCCGGTTCAGATAATATGTGCTGTAAATCGGCAGCGTCATGGGTCAGTCCTCGCCGTTTTCGAGATAAATGTTATGCGTTTCAAGATCATCCTCAACCGATTCCAGCGTGTGCCCCTTGCCTACTGTGAGGTCCAGGCGCAGGAAGGCTCCCGTCCGAAAAACAGGGGCGAACCGGTCACCGGCCGTGGCATCGATGTCGATCTGAAGAATGCAGCGGGCCTTCTCACTTCCATCGGAAATGGCCGTGGTTCCATCCTCTGCTGTTTTTGAGCAAAGGACATACTTGCCGCTGGCGGTCTTCCGGCCGAGGACTGATCCCTTTTTCAGGACCTGTCCCTTTTCAATCGTTACCGATCCCCGGTAGGCGGGAAAGCTGCCCCGGTTTAGAAACCTCGGCTCGTATCTTGATACCTCGCGAAAATGCGGATCGTAGTTCATGCGCCGATCCCTCCGGTGATTCCCATTCTTCTTGCCAGCAGAATGGCTGCATCCTGTTGAGCGGCCATCTCAGTAGCGGAGCCCTCGGCCGGCATGGGTGGCACGTCGAGCCCCTGAAAGTGAGCGTCAAACTCCTTTTTCGGATCCGGTTTGGGCGTTGGCGGGTTTCGTTTGATTTCCTGCAGAATTTCCACCGCCGCCTCCTGACAGCTCAGGTTTCGCTCGATAAGCGCCTGCACAAAGTCTTCGGGCACCTGCCCTTCGGCGAGTGATCTGATGCCGGCAACGCGCTTTTTTTCCGCCTCGAACCTTGCAAGCGTCCTTGAAGTTCCAATGTTAATGAAATGCTCGGCAATCGCCGGGTGATTTGCAGCAATGTATTCCGCTGTGATGTTTTCCGTTGTCATTCCTTGGGCTCCATAATTGGCAATAATGCTTTCAAGTGTGGCAATTTCATCAATAAGTCCCCGGTTTCTGGCTTCCGATCCCACGAAGACTGACCCCTGGCCGAATCTTTCGAGGACCGTTTCACGGCTCACGCCACGGTTACGGGCGACCTTGCCAATGAAGACGTCGGCCAGGCCATCGACAACGGCCTGCACCTCCCGAGCGCCCTCCTGGGTCGCTGGGTCGCGGTTTTTATTGGGGCTTTGGCTGGAAACGAAGCGGATCTCCCCTTCGCTTTTTTCGGATCTGAGCGCAGATTGAACCCCAATGCTCCCGACAATCGCTGAGTCGGAGCCGAAGACGCGGTCACAGGCGCTGGCGATCCAATAGGCTGCGGATGCTCCTGTGCCACCGATATAGGCTGCAATCGGCTTTTGGCCGCGGACCTCAAAGATATGGTCGGCCAGCTCCGAGCAGCCATTGGCCTCGCCGCCGGGGCTATCAATGTCAAGGATGATGCTCTGAACCTGATCGGAAGCCACCATCTGATGAAAGTCGCGAAGCACCGTTTCGTAGCTGGTCGCCCCGCAGTGCTCGGTCATGAGATTTGCGCGTTTGAATAATGGACCACGGACCGGGATGACTCCCACCCCGCTCCGGATAGTGGCTTTTTCCATGGCCTTAAGTCGATTGCCACGGATTTTTTCAAGAGCTTCGATATTACCGTGTTTTTCCACAACAGAGAGCATGAGGCGCAAAGCCTCCTCGGTCATGGCCCACTGTGAATTTAAAATTTGATTGAGAGCAAAGGACACAATTAACTCCCGTGTTAATCGGTCCAAGGATAGCTCTAAAGGTATTTCCTGGTGAAGGTTTCAGGTGTCCGCCAGGACGCGGACATCCTCGTTTTGAATTAACTTGACGCCTGCGATGGTTGGGTAGAATTCGCTTCAAAAAGCATTCTTTGAATTTCATTCTGCTTCGCCGCTCCTTATCCACATCCTTCAGCGAAGCCTTCTATGACCGCTTGTTTCTCTTCTTTCTTCTTAAGCGATTCGAGTCAGCTTTAACCTTGCTGATCATTTTTGAGTCTGATACCATTTTGAAAATACATATCATTCTCCGTTATGGTTCCACCATTAGTCTTTTGTTAATGGCGGTAATACCCAGAGCGTAGGGTAGCTGATGAACGGCCGAACCATCGCTTCAGGACAATCGACTCTCGAACCATAGCAAAGAGCGAGAACCATCTGTTAAGAATCAGGCAGGAGACCTCCATGAGCACCATTTCTAGGAATCAAACGCTGAATTCGAACTTATGGATGCTGGTTGCAGCGCTTGCGATGGCGTTTTTCTTGGGCGCTTGCGGTAGCAGTGGCGGTGGCGGCGGTGGAAATTCCGACTCCCCCGTTACCGAAGGAGATCCCAGGAAACAGGGCTATCTTGTGGCATACCTATACGACAACTTCATCTCTGTGGATCGGGACTTCTTCGAAAAGATTGCACAAAAATACTTAGCGAAGAGCAAATCTTATAGCGGAAATACGTCCCCCTATACTGTTGCATATACATATGACGAACAAAACCGTATCGCTCTGGAAACAATTACATCCAGCTCTACGACCAACACCATAACCCACACATACGACGGAGATCGGCTGGCCGAAATCAGAGAAACGTTAAGCGGGGCTTCCGATACAGTGATCACACCGTTTTTTGACGAGCAAGGCGCATTGACATCTTATTCCAAGACCTACTTTGGCAATACAACGACCCGAACACTCAAATTCGACAACTCAGGCCGCCTAAGTGGTGCAGATATCCAGTCCGCCACGGACGATGGTACTGGTGGAGGCATTACCCTGACTTACGGCGACAGCGGTTTGTTGACAACAGTGGAATCACGCGACAAGGATAATCAAATAATGGACCAGATTCGAATCTCCCTCGATGCATCAGCGGGCAATCGCATCACGGAATTCGCTGAGTATGCTCACGGGTCCATACATATAAGAACTCTGAAATTCACCTACGACGAATCAACTGAATTTATCACATCCGCTCAGGTACTGAGCGGAAGTCCAGCTTCGGTGACAGGTTCAATTACCTTCACCTTTGATAGTGAAGGACGCGCTTCCACGTTGGACGAAATCAGCTCGGGAACGTTAATGCACTCAGTGCGCTACTCTTACTAAACGCTCTCGCGAGAATCTGCTACAGGTTAGATCACGAGGTGTATGCAATTTTCCTGTAAAAACTGCAAGCTGGTGATGGTTTTATTCCAAATTCAAGCCTATGTCTCCATCCTCCTGGATTCCTGGAAGGCTTCTTTTTCAGACTCATAGTCCCGGACGTGCTTGTCGAAGTCCCTTCCCTGACTTTCGACGATCGACCGGCGCGTGCGGAGACCGGCATTGACCTCAACTTCACTCGCTTTCGCATCCTTCAAAGGATCGATTGACCCCATCTCGGTTCCGGCCCACTGGGTCGAAAGCCATCCGTGCCTTTTGAGAGGATCATCAAACCTAGGCGCATCGATGAGTCCTTTTTCAATAGCATCGGAAATCACCCACTCCCAGACCGGCTGACAGAATTCAGCCACGAGCCAGGCACGCCAGACCTTAAAGGACTTCCAGGCTTCGAGGATGGCCGCACGGGCGGCGCTGTAGGATGAGCTATAGTGCTGAGTAAGGACTTCATAGGGAAGACCGAGACCAATACCGATCTGCTTGATAACAGCCTGAACAAAGGGATCAAAGTTGCTGTTCGGCCGGCCTGGGGCGCCGTTGTCCACCTTTTCACCTGGCAGAAGATCGACCATGAGGCCGCCCGGTCCAAACTTCTGAAACTTCCGCTCCTTCGGCTTTTCCTCGATCTGACGCGCAAGGTGTGCGCTCGCCCGATCGCCGAAGACCGACCCCATTTCGGATGTCACGTAGATGGCAAAGAAGGCATTGACCACGGCCGCCCTGATTTCAGCCTCGGTATAGTCCGAGATCTCCTTGAATTTTTTGATAACCGGTGCCAGAAGCGGCTCGCCCCGGCTCTGCTCGGGAAGACGCTTTGAAAAGATATGCAGAACGACGGGCGCGCCGGAATTATCGAAGCGCGGCACACGCACCGTTTCGGAGCCAAGGAAGTGATCGGCTCCGGTCCTTGCAATATGAAAGGCAATCGGCATGCCTGTGGCGTCCAATTCCACGCCTTCCCTGATATCTGTTTTGGGATTTTTTGCTACGGCCGGGTTTCTGATCCTAGCGCCTTCGATCAGTTGAAGGCAGGTCGGCAGGATACCGTGCGGGCGTTCCCGGTGGCGGCGGATGACGAGGCAGTCCCCATCGAGCAGCGCCGCACGCAGGACCTGAGCCTGAATGGTCTGAAAGTTGGCCTTTCCATGAAAGTCGGCAGTATTCTTTCGCATGTGAAGCTCGAATATCCGCTCGGCCTTCCGCTCAAACTCCCTGGCCTTCTCTTCCCTGATCCCAAGCAGCTCATGGTCAATACGGGCCTGGGGTCGAAGACCATCAGCCACGACATTGGTCACGTAATTTTCAATGGGACCGCGTGCGAGGCTTTCATTGCGGTCAAGGTCCCGCGACTGATTACGAAGCGCTGACAGCGACGGGAGCAGGGCTTCGTCGGCATTAGAGGAGGAAGGGTTCCAGTCCGGAATGTCATGTCTCGATGCAGTTCTATAGGGTTCGTCCACCTCTGGCGTTTCAAAATACACCCCCCGGCTGAAAATTCCCTTCAGATTTGACCAGAATGAAGTCCCGTTTTTATTGAACACGGTACACGCTCCCACCATCACGCCTTCTGATTGCCATCCTCAGCTTCGCTTCCCGATCATAAAGATCCCGCAGCCTGGCACGCACCACCCGGCGCCTGTTTTCGTTCACCTCGATGTCAGTCTCCTGGCCGCCTGCTTCAATAGTGGCAATGGCTTTCTCCACCGACTCCAGCTGCTCCTCGATCGTCATGCGGCACCCTCGCTCGTGATTCCATCAAGCTGATCGCAGATGCCGTCAATATCCTGATGCATGAACTCCCTGGCGGCATCAGCGTAGCGGATGCAGTCATGTGCGTGATCGTCCATGCCTGCGACCGTCGTATAAGTCAGCTGATCCTTGCCATCCCGCCGAACCCACTTGGCCTTGGGCGTGGTCAGTTCCTTGAAAAAGGAGTGATCCAGTCCTGGCTTAAAATGAATCAGACCAGGCCCTGTATATTCCATGGTCTGGCCGCGCCGCTGGGCGGCCTTGATCTCCTCGAGTTTTCTAACGGAGCGTGCGAGCGAAGAGAAAAGACGGCCGTGGGTGGCGAGCTGTCCGACCGGGAAGAGATAAATGTCGGCCTCCTTCCTGTATGTCGCGGCCGCAATGATCGGGGCAGAGCGATTGCTGGAGCCTTTGATAGCCAGGATAAATTCGTGCTCGCGGCCGCGGCAGAAGTCATAGACGGCGCCTGTATTGTGGCCACCCGTATCAATGCAGGTGGCGGCAATTCTAAGCCTGGCCCCTGTATGGTGCAGGTATTCGCGCTGGAGAAGACAGTAAACCTCCAGCCAGGTGGCCTCATGGTTGGAATCCCGCTGGAGCTTATGATGATCGATGACCCACCTTTCGCCCATGCGGCCCCAGCCCATGATCACCATATCAACGTGATCCGGATGGGTGTCCACGCCTGCTGTGATATAACCGACTCCCTTCGGCAACCTATCGTCCGGCCAGCCGCTATCGATGCAGCTTCTGAGATCATTGGGATCCAGAGGCTTGATGGCAGCATCCTCATAGGGAAGGCCGAGGCAATTGTTAAAGTAGACCTTCCTCTCCTCAGGGTTATCAACCCCCTTCAGGAGCTGCTCCCTGGTGCTTCGCCACGACCACATGCCGGGCGGCGCATAAAGCGCCGGCAGATGATAGCCGCGGCAGTTGGAGGTTTTGGCCCTTGCCGTGGGTCGCCATTCGCCAAGCCTCAGCATTTCGGTCTTGTCCTGCTCCACGTGGGCATGGCGGCACTTTTCGCAGCGGAAAACCGGCAGCTCCAGGGAAAAGTCCATTCCAGCCTCGGTGATGAGCTGCATGTGGCCACAGCCAAGGCATGGGACAAAGTATTTTCTTTGATCGGTGGTCAGGTATTCGGCCTCAATCCGGCACTGACCAGCGATAGAAGGGGTTGAGACATAGAAGAGCTTTTTTCGGCCTTCATAGGCGGACGTCCGGCCAATGGCAAGGCCGCACGGATCGCCATTCTTCTGGGTATTGGCCGGATAGGCCGAAACCTCGTCAAACATCACATATTGAAAGCTGTGAGACCTCAGGGCAGAGGTTGAAGTCGCTGTTCCGAGGAAAAGACAGCCACCCGGAAAGGACTTGGTCAGGATGCTGTCCTTTTCAAGCCTTTCTCGACGCGCCTCATGCTCAACCTTTTCCCTAAGTGAAATGCAGTGCGCAATGATGGGATTAATCCGGTGCTGGGAAAACGTCTTCCGGAGCTCGTCGTTGGGCTGGACAATGAGCATATAGGCAGGAGCCGCGTCCATGACCCAAAGCATCCAGGCGAGTCCCGAAAGTGTTCCCCCGGTCTGCCAGCCCTTCATGAGGACTACCTTTTCGACCCCATTGTCAGGCATCAGGGCGTCGAGTGGCTCATAAAGATATGGGGTCTTGGAGAAATCGACAAGGCCGGGGAATGGGTTCTTACCAGCGGGAAGGTAAAGGTTTCTTTCCGCGTGCTCACGGATTGAAATTTCTTCCGGCGGCAGAATGCTTTCTGAGACTATCGTCTTGATGCTGGCAAAGCTTTGAAATTCATAGGCGTTAGTCATCAGCATATGTCGCCTTCTCGGCTTGTTCCCTGCCGCCATCCTGAAGAATCTTGCTGGCCTGGATCAGCGCCTTGCGCACCTCGGCCTTGGCCCCCACCCGAATTTTCAAAGCCGCATCATTCAGGGGTTGCTCCATTGTCTGGACACCTTCATCGCCACCCTGATCCCGAACCAGCCGAAACATGATGCCCTTGGCAATTTCTGAAACTGAGAGTGGAAGATTGAGAAGGGTATCCCGGCAGGCGCGGAAGCATTCAGCCGCTTCCTGCTGAATCCTCGCAGCAGGCATGAGCTGACCGGTCAGCCGCCCGTGCTCGACCTGCTTGATCAGAGCCGAGTAGTGGCTATCAAGATCCGAAGAAACTTCCCTCGGCATGATGCCCGGGCTCGCGTTTCCTGCTGGCGTCCGAGGCTGGTCCTTGCGAGTATCTTTGCGGTAGTGCTTGTTATGGTGCCACTCAAGGCAGCCATCAAATATGATGATCTTTTTTTTGCCGTCCTCGTCGACCACTGATTTCCGCAGGCGATCACCGCCTTTGACTGCACGGCTGATAGCGGCGTGGTCAACGCCGATAATCCGCGCAAACTCTCGAATGGATGCAGTCTGTTTCCGCAAAATCTTCCTCCGTTGCCGCGCTGGCGCGGCCTTTCATAGGAGTGTTACCGATGTCAGGGAATAATGGAAAGCATGGGACTGTCCGCGCAAAAGCGGACACTGCATTACAGTCTGGAGCTTGACTTCATCAACAAATCTCCAGCGAGAACTAAGCGCTGCACCTGATCAGCGGCTTCCGCATCTTATAATCACCAAATACAACAGCAGCGCATTTTACGTGGCAAAGCCATTGTTACCGGGGGGTCAGGGTCTTTGGTCTTGCAGGCACGCTGGTGACGGTGACGCAAAAATTTTTTTGAAAAGTGAAACAGGGGGAGGTTGATCGTCAACCACTTGATTTAATTGCACAAAGGACCCGCGAGCAAGTCATGTCTATTTAGGGATTTCAACAAATTCTTCGAATAGGCATCCTCTGTTCTTATAGTATGTACGAATCAAAAGCCGATCACTCTAGACAGTGAAAAATTTGCCAATGTTCGAAGCACCCACCAAAACATAACTAATTAATTTTATTTATGTATTTAAGCGTTAACATTATTTCCTCAAATTCCTCTGAATACAGCCGAAAGTTATGGTTCAAAGAGGATTGGAATAGCATGTCCAAAGACGCAATATACCTGAATGCAGCACTAGTAAAGAAAGCATTTTTGGCTCTTAAGGAGACTGATCCAGGTACTAAGCGTGGTCAAGAACGTACTTCTGCTTTGATGTACTTTTTCACGTTAGCTAGGCTCCTTAAAACTCTAAGTTGCGACAGCGTCTGTCTTAATCCCAACGTTCAATTCAGTAGAGAAAATCGCAGAAATTTCGAAAGTATTTATAGCGGCTTTGTATCTGATCTCGATTCACCAAACACAATGGTTGCCAATCTCGGATCAGTAATATCTTCAGAACGAAGTCCAGATGAAAAAATTAAGGCAAATTTTCTAACAACTATTCTAACTACATCTAGCCGGGGAGCAAATCCCCAGAGCTATCCTCGTCGACCAGCTCCTTTATTACTTGTGGGTGTTGAGATTTACGGACATCGATGGGGACTAAGTATTCATCCCGACTGGAAAAGCAATATTTTAAGATATCTTGACGACCGCAGGTCAAACACTCCGTGGACAGACCTTATGCTATTCCTCTTTCGTGCAATACCAATAGCATGCCCTGACCCCAATATTTCCAACACACTAAAAACTATTGCATCAAGTTGCTTTTCAAATGACATTCGTGATTTTGTCCATCAGCGGCTAGACGTAGAAAAGCGTTTTTTTAAAGGAAACATCGAAATATTCGGACATTCATTTGCACGAGTAAGCGAAATAGACCCTGATTTCGACAACCATTCAATTGAATCTAATGAAGAATTGAAGAACTTGCGAACTGAAAACGCGAATCTGAGACTAGAAATTGATCGACTTCGGTCTCGACTAAGTGAGTTGGAATTAATAGCCGAAGAAAAAATACCAAAGACATCGTGAGAAAGTGGCACACTATTTCGTTTCCTACTTAAACCGAGAGAAAAACCATGCAACGCCCCGAAATTTTGGAAAGCAAGCCAGACCCTTCCATTCAGCAGCGTTCTTTCGGGGGTCGCCAACTTATGCTTTGGATGGGCAAAGTACATATTGAAAACGTATGTGGCTGGGTGCAAAATCCACGCATTCAATTGGCAGCTCAAGAACGCAAGTTGAACGTAGGTGACCGGGATCTTACACAAGAAGAAGTATTCGAAATAATGAAAAGCGAGCCTTCTATTCACCTCGCAGCTCTTAGAGATGACATTTTAAAAAGAGGCCTTCGTGAACCGATAATCATATCGAGTGCGGGCCAACTTCTCGATGGGAATAGGCGATTCTTCGCGCTGAAACTACTCCTTGAAACCATCCCGCTCAACGATCCAAAAAGGCGTGAATTCGAGGTACTCCCTGCATACGTCTTGACCACAGACTCTACTTCAGTAGACGAAGAGCTCGTTTTGGTTGAAGAAAACTTCCAACCATCTCTGAAGATCGAATGGCCAGACTTCGTTAAAGCGACATACATTAGGTTGGACAAAGAAAAAGGTCTAACTGAAAAGGAGATAGCAGATAAGTATGGATGGACTAGAAGCAAAGTTAAGGAAACGTTTAAAATCATAAAAATTATTGATGATTTCATCACGTTTGCGACTGACCCAGTAGACAATGAGGACGAATATGGCGGAGGGCTTGGCTTAGCTGAGCACCAAGCAGAGTCTATTGCTTCTCGAAATTATCAGTTCTTTAACGAAGCTCAAAAGTCGTTCTATGAAAGTCTCTTGAGCGATGCTGAATTCAAATTTCAGTTTTTCAGGTGGATTCACGAAGATAAATTTGCAAGCTTTCCAGAGGTCCGTATCGCATACGAGGCGTGGAAACACCCAAAAATACGATCAATTATTACTAGCAAAGAATCTACAGCTGCTAAAGACGCCAAGGCCTCTCTCGATTATCATAAGCGAATTCTCAAAGGCGAATCTGAAGCCCGCGAAACAATAAATCAATTCATTGAGTATCTACAGTCAATTCAAGCCATAGACATAAAGAGCCTCTCCCAGGAAGACATTAACAAACTACAAGGCGCGATAAAATTGATCACAGATATGTGGAAATCCACCATTCAGCCATGATTATGCTATAAGCAGGAAATATGCGAGTTAAAATTGCAAACAATCGCATTTGTATTGAAGGCCATGGGGTTGCATTGCTTCGCCTTAAAGCTGATATTATCAAGGAATTGACTGAAGCCAACATAAGTCATGAATCATCGTCCGGCTTCTCTGTCCCGCTAGATTGTGCGACATTAGTAATAGAGCATCTACAGAAGAGTGGACACTTTCAGAGCGAGAATTTAGACGAGATATTTAAAGAACGTCTTCACAAGGAAAAAGCTCATCTTAATGGCAAACTCGCCGCAGAAACCGCCCTGTCAGACGACAATTATGAGGCAACTGATACCTACTGGGGCTCACTACTTAAGCCTTACCAAGCAAAAGCTGTCAAGGCGTTGCTAACAAATGGACTTTTAGGTGCATGTCTTTTCGATGAGCAAGGGGCTGGAAAGACCATCACTGCGATTTCTTTGTTGGATCAAATGTTTGCTCAAGGGAGCGTTGACCTAGCGATAATTTTGTCTCCTAAAAGTATGCTCCACGAATGGCCAAAGGAAATAGATCGCTTTCTTCCGAAAAAGTATTCTGTCACAACAGTTGAGGGATCATTTCAAGAACGACATAAACTTTTGAATTCTGCTAGCCAGATATATTGTTTGAATTTTGAATCTGTTCAGTCTCATCTCGCAACTATCAAAGGAACTCTCCGAGGAAAGCATACTATTCTCGTAGTCGATGAGTCATTCTACGTCAAAAATCACCGCGCTATACGCTCTGTTGCCATTCGCGAGATAAGAAGATATTGCAAATTTGGATTGGTACTCTGCGGCACACCTGCACCAAACTCACCGCTAGATATCATTAGTCAGTTTGATATTGCGGATGATGGCTATACTTTTGCTGGTTTCAGCGTTCCACAACATGATGAAAAAATTAAAGAGGCAATAACCAATCGCATTGAATCCCGTGGAGTTTTAATCAGACGCCTAAAGTCGGAAGTATTGCCAGAACTACCACCTAAATTGTTTACTATTCATAAAGTGAAATTAGGCAGGAAGCAACGGGAACTTTATGAGAATGTTAGAAGGTCCCTAGTTTTAGAATTAAAGCAAATGGACAACCGCTCATTTAAGAGAATACTTTCGTCATACTTCCAAAAACGGGCCGCGTTACTCCAAATCTGCTTAAGACCAACACTGATCGACCCTCTTTTTACCGATGAACCCGCCAAGTATTTAGCCCTTGATTCGCTTATCCATAAGATTGTAGAGAAGAATAATGAAAAAGTTGTGATATGGTCATTCTACACCGAAAGCATCAATGATATATGCACTAGATACGAACACCTTGGGATTGTCCGAATCGATGGGGGCGTCTCCACAAGTGTCAGAAAAAGTGCAGTCAAAGAGTTCCAATCCAATCCTAATATCAAAATTTTTGTCGGCAATCCCGCAGCGGCAGGGGCAGGAATAACACTTCATGCTGCGGCGCATTCTATTTATCTTTCATATTCAAACCAAGCAGCTCACTTCTTACAGTCCATCGACCGCATTCACCGAATTGGGCAGAATGCAGACAAAGTTGAAGTTACGCTCCTTGTGGCAGAAGGAACGATTGAGGAAAGTGAAGTTGCACGATTAGGCCACAAAGTAACGAACCAGCATGAGTTGCTCAACGATAAAGTCAATTTCCCTTCAAGCCTAGACGAAGCTATCTCAGAGCTCGAAAATGTCTGAGTTTGTTTTGCACATTCCATCGGAGAATTTACCTGAGTTAAGGGCTCCGTTTACATTCGAGCTTTTAGTCCCGCCTGAGGTGATGCCGATCAGGATTGAGGATCTTTACGACTCCCGAATTTGGGTGATAGTCAGAAATAAGACTTACTCAACGCTCTTTGGAGCATTTTATCCAGAGTTAATTTCTGAACTTCTTTCTGGGCCCGGATCCGGTCAGTATCTACTGAGTTTTGATTTATTGCGGTCAACCTATTTCACTCATCCAGGTAGTTTAGAAGGCATTCTTTGGCAGCGTTTAACCTCCAGCGTCCAGATCCAATCAGGAAAAACACTTGCTATTGCTACTGAACAGATGTCTTTATACCTTAAAAACTGGGCACAACAGGCACAAGAAAAGTCTATTGGCCCACCGGACAAAAAAAGGCTCAAACAACGCTGTGATATTTTGGGAATAACCCCATCAACTCCATTCCCTCTTGCGCTTGAAAAGTTTAAGAGGACGTTTGTAGCATCGCAACTCACTACGCCATCAACCGGAGCTTACTGTGATGAACCCTACCTTTGGTGGCTCAGTTTTTGTTTTGATGGATTATATAAGGAACATACAATATTTGAGCTAGAAAGAAAGACAAATTTCAGCCCACAAAACGGCTTCTCAGTGTCTCCAAATAGGAGATTCGACGGGCACTTCAAAGAAGTCACTGAACATAATATTGCGGCACGACGATACATCAAAAAGACAAATGAAGACAATGGCTATTGGAACTCAATTCTTCAAAAGACTGAGCAAGCAGAGGCAAGACACCAATCTATACTCAGAGAGATTGTGGACTTCTTACGAAGCAAGGGCATCACCCCACTTCGTTCGTCGAGTATCGACCTTGCTATTTCAGTGGGGAATGGGCACACAATCTTGGAAATAAAAAGCACTACACGAGATAATTTTTTTGAGCAGTGTTGCAAAGGCATGATACAGATATCATATTATGATTTTCTTTTAAAAAAACAAGATAAAACTGTGATGCATAAATGCGTTCTAGTGGAAGAATGTGGAAATCCCTGTCTGGAAAATGAGATGAGAGACTTTCTGTTTTTGAATGGAGTGACTCTATTAATCTACCGCAATAGTAAACAGTGGCCGTATCGAATCCAAGATCCAACAAACGTTCTCGGCTTATTTTAAACGCAAAGCGATCGGCCATGCATCACTTGATACTTTTCTGCTAAATGTAAGAACCTTTCCCTAATCCCACTTTCAGGTTTGACCTCAATTTCTAAAGCTATGCCTCGAAGCTTACCTGGGGAAGGCTTCCTAGGGATGAGTAAAACACTGTCCTCCACGGGTGTGAAACGGCAGCGCAAGTCAACGGATGAACAAAAGAAACTGCTAATTTTTCGTCAGCTTGTTGACTGCGGCAATCAGAAACATGACGTTGCGATGAAGACGCTGCCATGGAAAAAGATGGCTGAAAGCCCCGATGCTATAGAGAGATCTGTTAAAATATAAATGAACATGAGAATGCAACAAATAGAGTCCAAAGATTCAACGAAATCAGGTTTATACAAACCAAAAACCTCGTGTTCGGGCGTAATTCGCCTACCTTATCCACTAAAGACGTGTATTCCTGAGCCGATATCTACCTCAAGTAAACATTCATAGCACCGAACCTAGAATCCAGATACGACCGAAGGCAGACGGCATCGACGCTACGATAGCAGCCCTTTAAAGAAAATGGGCTATCGAAATATTGCGACAACTTAGAATCTTCACCTGCAGGAGGGATTAATAATGTCGATCCGAAAAAGCCCTACCTTTATTAGCATGTACTCCGGATGTGGAGGCCTCGACCTTGGTTTGATAAAGGCAGGATTCAATTCTGTATGGGCATGTGATTCAAATCCAGACGCATGTGAGACGTATCGAAGAAACATTGGTGACATTATTCAGGCTGATATATCTGTCATCGAAGTCCCAAAAGTAAAAGGCCTCGACCTTTTGGTCTCCGGATTTCCCTGTCAACCATTCTCTAGTGCGGGAAATCGAAAAGGTGTAGATGACTACCGAGGGCTTCATTTTTTGACTACTTTAAAATTTTGTAGAGAATTGTCGCCAAAGATAGTGATGATCGAAAATGTTCGTGGGCTACTTTCCGCAAAATACGAGGATCGGTTGCTAATTGACGTCATAATAGAATCTCTCCGGGATATGGGGTATCACACTACGTATAAGCTGCTCAATTTTAGTCACTTCGGCGTCCCTCAGATAAGGACGAGGGTGATCCTGGTTGGAACGAAAAACAAGAATCACCTTGAGTATGTGTTTCCAAAAATGATCGACCCGGTAGATCTATCAATAAAAGCAACGCTGAGAGGCTTGTCTAAGGACACACCAAATCAAACTGAAATAATGCGTCTAAATCCCCAGGCGCTTAAACTTGGCAAATTTGTACCAGAGGGTGGTAGCTGGAAGGACATTGCTACTCAGCACCTACCAGATAGATTGAAGAAAATACGCGCTAACATGAAGGAATATGGATCACCCGTTATTTATAGAAGATGCTCAAGACAGTCGATAATGAGTACTGTTACTGCAGCTTTTAAGCCTGAGAATGCTGCCGTTTGGCATCCCTGGAAAGACAGGATCTTTACAGTACGAGAAATAGCGCGCTTCCAAAGCTTTCCAGATGATTTTGTGTTTTATGGTAGAACGATTAAGTCCAAGTATGAGCAAATCGGTAATGCGGTTCCCCCATTGATAGGTCTACTCTTTGGAAAGCAGTTTATCGAATGCCTATCACAGATGCCCAGAAGCGCGGTTAAGCAAAAATCGAATCCGAAAAGCAATCAAAAAGAGATCGCAGCCTAAGTGGAATAATGAAAGGAAAGGCCTTGAACTGAACTTGAAATTACAATCTTATAAGCCATACCAAATATGGCGCGAAGCCAAGTGAGACAATCCACCCGATTCGTGCATCCGCGTATGTGGATGCGTCCATTATACGGTTCTGCTGCATCGGGTTGGTAGCGCCCAGACTTGTGCGCTAGTCCCGAAGTCTTTTCTCAGGGTTCAGACTCCTTTATCTCCCAAGGAAACTCTCCAGAGTCAACTTGAATGCTCTTTCTGAAAACGGCAATCCATCCATCTGTGGC